AGCAGCTATCATAGTGTCGACCACTAAACCATTGATTTTTATACCTAATTTTCGTATCCAACATACGTCATACATTGCATTATGAAATATTTTTGTAGCATCAGATGCGCAAATATCTTTAAACCATTCTAAAGTTCTTTTTCTATCCATGTTTGGTCCAGAGCCATGAGCAATAGGAAAATAAAATTTACGACCTGGTACAGCCACAGCTATGCCAACCACTTCACCTAAACCAATAACAGAACCTGATCCTCTTGTTTTAAGTTCAGGGTCTCTTGTTTCTAAGTCAATTGCAATCTCATCATAAGACCTTAGATCTGGATATTCTTCTGGTTCAATCCACTCTGTCTGTGCTTCAAATATTGGTATTTTCACGAATAATCTCTTTCTAAAATCATCTCAAGATAGTGGATAGCTTTTTGAATATCTTTTTCTTTTCCTTTAGACTGATGTCTACAAATATATTTTATAGCGTTACCCTCCGCGAACAAAAGTTTGTTTTCATTTATAAATTCTGCTGGTTGAATCTTCATACTTTTATAATGATTGCCATCAACCTGCTTATCTAATGAGTCATATGTGGTTGATTTAAACATATCTTTATGTGTCATAAATTGTAACCATACCTTTCTATTTTTGCTCTCATCAAGTATAAATTTTTTCTGCTACGTGTAACTCCAACGTACCAGACTCTGTGTTCTTCATCTCTTTTTCTAACATTTTTTAACACAGATTCTCTTATTTTTCTAGCATTATCTAATACAAGTAGAACATTATCAGACTCACCTCCCTTTGCTGCGTGTATTGTAGATACTTTAACTCTAGGTGATTCTGATAATTTTTCTTTATTTGAAAGTAATAATCTAATGTAATTTTTATCTTCAAGATTAGCTTTGTCAAAAGCTTCAAACCAAGGGACTAATTCATTCCAATTATCGTCTGACATATAGTCTTCAACATCATCAATCTCTTTTTGATTTAGTTCTTGCCCTTCACTCCACCTAGAATAATAAACAGCTGCTTTGTGTAGTTTAGTATTTAAACTTTTAAAAAATTTACTTTCAAAAAATATACCCCGTTGTTTTAATTCTTTTGCTATCTGTACAGATTTAGATCTAGTTCTAGTTAATATTAACCAGTTATCTTTTTTAAGATCTACATTATCTAAGTTGTTAATTTTTTCACATAAACCATCCTCTTCTCTTGGATAATATTTTTTATCTGCTCGTAATCCCTCTATTCTATTTACAATAATGTTTGATATGTCTTGAACTTTTCTTGGAACCCTTCTTGATTTTTTTAATACTACTTCTGTTGCAGGTTCTTTTATAAATCTATCCACATCTGCCCCTGCCCACGCATAAATTGCTTGGTCGTCATCTCCAGCAAGATACATATCTTTAGTATTAGCTTTTAATATATCATACATCATCCATTGTATTGGAGATAGATCCTGGGCTTCATCAATAAATACAACATCAAAGCTAGGACATAGGTGTGATTTGTTTACAAACTGGTGGATCATATCACTATAATCCACTAAACTATTGGCTTTTTTATATTCAAAATAATTAGCTGCTACATGTTTTAATATGTCAGGATTTATGTCCTTACTGTAATCCCCTGTGCAATATTCATCCCATACTTTTATATTTTTTTCTCTAGATTTTAAAATTATTTGAAAATATTCGTTATCACATGTCATATATGGTGAAGTGTCAAAGTCACCTTTTGTTTTAACACTAATGCTTAATTCTTTTCCAAGGTTATCATAGTGATAATCCTGCATAACATTTTCTTCTTTCAAACCCAAAGTGTGAAAAGCTAATGAATGTAAAGTTTGAAAATGTTTTAAATCTTTTTTGTTAAAATTTTTATTTTTATTAAGCATTCTTTCTTTTGCCGTGTACGCGGCTTTTTTAGTAAATGCAAAGTAACCTATTTTTTTTACAGGAGTTCCTATTCTTATGTAGGCTAATGCTCTACGAATTAATTTTTCAGTTTTACCTGTGCCTGGTGGTCCGTAGAATTTTTTTATCACAATATTTGATCCTTGTCTTTTCTATCCAGTATCTCTACATCCTCTTCTTCTCTTGGAAAGAATGACAAAGGAACTTTTATACAACGAATAGGGTTATGTGATTTTTTATCTGTATCTTTTTTAGGATATCTTTTTAAATGTCCTAATTCTGCTTTAAATTCTTCTATTAACATTCTACCAGTTTTTTCATATTTCATTTTCCACTCTTTGTTTTTTAAATAATTAAAAAACACCTCCATGGTAAAGTATGCAAAGCCCTCTTCTTTTAATACCGATCCACTACTAAATGATGCAGCACTAACCGCAGGAACTCCGTGTATATGTTCGTCTAAATATTTTTGCAGTAATTCTTTTGGTGATGTGCCTGCTGGAGGTGGTTGCACTGTTTCTGTTTCTTTTAATTTTTCTATAATAGATTGAAACTCATCTTGTTTTATTCTTGGTGGTGCTATTGGTGTATGTGATGCAATTAGTCTTCTACATTTTTCCATGTCCATCAGATAGTTTACATCTCTGGCTAATACCTGTTTACTCTTTTCACCATCCTGTTTATCATTAAAGTGAACTGTAAATCTAAACTCAGGTTCAGGTATATAGTCTATTCTAATTAAAGCTGACAGCTGAGGAAATTTCTTTTGTTTGTCTGACATATAACCAAACTGTCTTTTAGCACACTCTGATTTTATACAAAAATTTCTAATTGGATCTTGATCACAAAGATGTCCTGCTGTTGGTTTACGCCAAGATTTAATTTTATCTAATACTTTTTTATCCCCCCACTCTTCATCATATAAAATATATTTTCTTGCACCATCTAATACTTTCTTTTCCCAAAGATCTGGATATTTCTTTTTACAAAAAACCATATAGTTAAATAAAAATCTATCTCTTTCATCTGGTAATTTATTACTATCGTCGATTGTTTTTGATATAGCCTGTAAACATGGTGGTCCATCATTAAATTCTTCAGCACCACCTTGCAATATTTTATTTATGTGATCGTCAATAAATTCGTTTAATTCTTTTTCACTTTTTAAATTAGCCTCAACAACCTGTATGTATTGATTAAAATTAAACTCTGTGCCATCTAAATTTAATGCGACTCGTTCTATTTTATTGTAATATGGTAAGTTAATAAAATTACCGTTAGTAAAACTACCATCTGACCCTGTTCCAAGTTCCGTTTGTTTTGGATATATTTCTGTTGTTGGATCTAACTCTAATGTATATAATAGTTTGTCCAAAAAATTTCTTAAAAAACTAGCTTTAACTTTTTCTTTTGTGTGTATGTATAAATGTAACCCACCACTTTTAGATTTAACTGGTATTACAGGTAAATTATTTTTTTGAATTATTTCTAAATATTTTCTTGGGCTAAAATTTTGATATGCTTTTGAATCTATGTCTATTGCGCCAAAACTAACCATGCCGCTGTCGTCACAAGGTTGTATGCCAATAGACTTCTCTCCCTTGAGATGTTGAAGATAATCTAAACTAGTTAATGGCTTACCTGCCCAACCGTGTTTTACTTTAAACTTTCCTGTAGTTGAATCTTTATAGCCGTTAGTAATTTCTGCGTATCCATAATCTCTTTTTAACCCATCAAATATTTTTACAAACTTCTGTTCCATGCGAATATTTTGTGGGCGTTTCCACTCTCGCTTTCACGCCCACAACCTAGGATTCTAGTAAGGATTTGCTTCACTCGCTTGAGCTTCTTCACCATGTTTTACTTGAACATCTCCTTTAGAGATACTCTCTGCAAAACTTTTCGCTTGATGGTAAAGATCAGCATTCTCAACTGGACCTAATTTGGTAACTTCCCAACCAAACCAACTACCTTTGTCGTTGGATTGTTGATTAGTCTTCAATACATATTGATGACTGAATGATGCAGGTGTGAACATACCGTTCTTACCTTTAAGTTTTATACTTTGCATCATAGAGTTCCATTTTCTACTAATCTTTAATTGTGTAGATTTCATGGCAATCAATGCAGTTGTAGGAACATTTCCTGCAACCAGTATGAAGTGTTGAGCAGTCTTTTCGATATAGTTACCGTTTTGTAACCTATCTTTGTAATCTGCCCCTCTAGTTGTTTTAGTCATGATGTCTGAAGAAGAAGGATAAATATTTACCGGTGCTCCCGATCCATCTTTACCTCTATCTCTCCATTCAACATACTCTAACTTATAGTGACAAGGTATAACAATCACACCTTTCTCACCATCGAAAAGGTCACCTGTTACTGAATTGTATATCATTCCAGGTGCTGCCCCTTCTATATACTTGCCATCTCTTTTGTTTACCTCTGGAGATAGTTGTCCAAGTATTTTTAGAAATGGTAATGCTAAATCATCTTGAGTTAGATTACCCATTCCCATATTTGCGTCTTGCTCAAAGTTGCTCACCGCCAATGACCCATTCGCCTTTTTTATTGGTTCTTTACTCATCGCTATTTAC